GCACAATCGAATTTCAGTATCATTAGGACCCCAATTTCCGTAAGTTGTTCGGAAGTTAAAGCCCTAATTAACGCTGAAGCTAGAAGCAAACGCTGAATCTTTTCTCGTATGATTATGTATATACTCGTTGTTTTCACGACTAGTTGGTATAGACATCAATGTGTAACATGGACAAGTGCAATCAAACCGAAATTCAAACAACCTTTAACTTAAACTTAATGAACCCTGTAAACGTCAAACCCTTTTTGTATGATCAAGCTACATTTCCACCTGTAGCAAAATCATATGGAAAAACCCGATGGTTTTTAGTAACTGTACGAAGAGATGGTATAACTGTAACGGATATACCACCTTCAGAGTATAAGTTTATTGAAAATCGTCGTAATTATGGATTTAAGGCTGCTTCGAGTCAATCGAAGCAAAACGTCATGTATTTAATGCCCCCACAATTAACGCGCTCAGAGGTCAACAATTTGATTCATCAGATTGAAAGACCAAAGAGTTTTGGATCAAACAAAACAACATGCAAGAAAGATAAAAAGAAGAACTTTGAATCTCAAGGTTTATATGATTATATTTCAAGTATGTTTTCTCACGTTAAGAATCTCCCCTCAACTATGCAAAAAGCAGAAGAAGTAGTTGATATTGCTCACAGTGTTGCAAAACCTGTGAATGATAACATTCTACGACCAATGTTTAGTGCATCGAATCTCGCAAATAAATTTTTTGAAGAAATATGTAAATTATGTAAATGGTTTTTGTTTGATGTAGTGTTAGGTGAAGGTTTAACAGCCTATGCCTGGCGCTTATTCATTTTTAAATTTATACCTTATTTGTATCGATTTTTGAAGAATGAAGCTCTCCCCAATAATGACAAAAAATTTGAAGCACAATCTCTTGACAGCTTGATAATGGCATCTTTATTTTCAGGTGTTATAGGCTCACGCTTATTGCATTTGTTTAAGAATATTTCATTATTTACGCGTATTAAAATTTTAGACGACTTAAGCTTTGTTCAAGACTGTATGGCTTACATATTAGAAGTTCCTTTTCTAATAGCCATATGGCTTAAACACAAAAGCACTAATGAATCTAAACTGTTTAATAATTGTCATTGGTTCGCTGAAGTATATTCTCAATATATTTTAGAGAAAATCCCTTTCACTCGAATGAATAGAATGTCGAGTAAATTTGAAAGTTTATTTCGAGTTTACAATGAAAACAATTCTATTTTATCTGACACAAAATTTCAAGAAGGATGGGAATCATTTTATGATGACTATTCAACTTGGAAAGATGTGTATCTCACATTTGCTAAGAATCTCCCCGTTAAAATGCTGCATATTTCTAAGAAAATTACTGACTTTAATATTAGGTATCTGACTTACAAAAACGCAACAAGATCTGAACCCCTTTGTTTTTTGTTTTATGGCCCCCCAGGGTGTGGTAAATCTACTATGCTCTCTCAATTGGTTAAGGAAATAGGTGTGCACCGAACAGTGTATACCCACGCATCGTATCAAGACCGCGACTTTTATGATCACTATAACAATGAAGATGTTTTTGTTATGGATGACATTGGACAAAAGGGAGTATATCAGTGGTCAGACATCATAAACATGGTGTCAACTATTAGATATCCTCTCAATTGTGCAGAAGCTACGAAGAAAGGTACAAAACACTTTTCTTCGTCTTTCTTGTTATTTACATCCAATATCAATCCTGCCAATATTACATTGACAGCTGATTGTGGTATAACTGACAAGGAAGCTTTGTGCAGACGCATAAAATTGTTCGATTTCACACATGTCACATTCATCAACGGAGTTTATGGTGGTACTTGGACAGTCAAAGTACGAGATACTACTAGAAAAGAATGGTTAACATTAGAAAAAGGAGAAATCCTCTCTAATGAAAGTTTTGTTGAAAATATCATGCAAATGTTTAATATGTTTTCATACAAACAACGCGTAACTAACTCATATACACCGAATGGTAAAATTGGACGCTTATATATACCAAACAAGGATAATGATCCTTTTCACTTAGATGAAAAGGGTTATTTGAATTGGGAGGCCAATATGTATAAGCCGAAGATTGGTTTGTCATCTTTGTGTGGAGAAGATTTAATCTTTTCTACTAAAGATGGGGAACCACCACGAAGTGTCTGGTCAACGATTGAAGAGGAACTTGAAGATGCTGCTGGAGATGAATTTTATTCTGATTCTAGTAGTGTCCCACAAGATCAATCAATTGATTCTGTTTCTATAGAAGATATTGATACTCTTTTTTCTGAGACCAACGTCGAGGTAACTTGGCGTAGTGAGTTTGTTCGTTTGTTAATGAATATGTCTGAATTTATTTGCAAGTGTTTTTCTTTCGATTTTTTGGATTTTTCTGATTTTGTTGCTCATATCAAAGATTTAATTTTAAGACCTGTAACTTATTGTTTTTCTACTTTCTTACTTTTTTCTACTTCATTTTTGTATTTATGTTATTTTTTAATTTCTCATTATTTCAATAAAACCAAGACCTGGGTGAAGGATGTCACGTATGTGAATACTGGGCGTCCTAAAACTAGGAGATCTGAATGGCTCCCTGATGGTTTTACGACCGTTGAGGAGGCTGTGAAAAGTAAGGTTTCAACTCTGGAACGAGTTGATAACATCAAAGGAGTTTACTTCTTTGATCTTTCGGGCGTGCACCGAGAGCTTAATTTCACACACACTATTACCGGTATAGGTTTCTGTACAGGTAAAGTGGCCATTGTTCCACATCATTACTACCAGCAATTTGACCCAACTAGGAAACTCTTTATAACAGTTAAGAGTGGAGACGGATCAGTAGTTGTTGATAATGCACAAATTACGCAAGTTTTTTGTGACAAAAGTAATGATGTAGTTGTTTTCAACATGCAAATAGCCTATCAATTCCCCAAAATTAAGTTTGGAGCTCTAGATAGTCCTATGATACTTGATAATGTACTTATTGGAACACCTTTTGGTGTTTTCAAAACTGGAGGATCTTTCACGAACCTCGGGTACAAATCACAGTATTACGTTGATAAACAACAATACCCTTTATATGCCGAAGATACTGTTTCTGATGTATCTTTAAAGGGCCTATGTGGTGCTATCTACTATTGCAAAGTAGATAATTGTATTGCACCTATAGGAATGCACGTCGCAGGTAGCACAGATGGCAAATTGGGAATCTGTAAAAAGTTTTCCTCAGGTTTGATAGAGTTTTTAAATTCTATGAAAAACAATGCTACTTGCATCGTCGGAGGGGTGCCTGGCATGTCTATTGCCAAGACCGACGTTAAATTATACCAGAATGTACCAGATAAATCAGCTCTTGTTGATTCATCTGTTTCTGGGATTTTCCCCAAAGATCGTAAGCCGGCTAATCTTAAAATTCCTGTAAAGGAGATTTCAAAGAAGTCTCATTCTATAACAAAAACTATTGATATAGAGGCTTTGGATTATGCTGAAACTTTTATTGAGTCTTTAATACCTAATTTTGACAAATGCGTTGAAAAACAAGTAGTCAATGGTATTAAAATAGACAATATAGAAGTAGCTCATCCGATTAATAAGGATACCTCTTGTGGATTTGGATACCCTTTGAAAAAAGAAGATTATCTGGATTATGAGAGAGGGTTGTTAAAACCTGTACTTAGAAATCGTGTTGAGAACTTACGATCTCAGTTGGCACAAGGAAGCGTCCAGGTCTCAGATGCAATACACGCTGAGATTCTTAAGGACGAGTTGCGAAATGTAGAAAAGATAGATAAGCCTAGGAGTTTTAAAATGGCTCCCTTGCACGTTACTTGCCTCCAACGCGAGTATATGCTTGATTTATTAGTTAAATTACACTCTAAGCGTGATGCTAACGGTGTAAGGGTTTGTATCAATCCCTTTTCAGATGAATGGATAGAGCTTATGCGCAAGCATCAAGCTTATGGACATTCATTTGATGGAGATTGGGGCAAATGGGATGGGGGTATGTTACCTCAATTCCAATCTGTCCTCCGCAGCGTCTTAATTAAAAAGTTTTGTGGTTCAAAAACTGATAAAGTTATTCTAGACAATCTTTTACTTATAATTCAAAATTGTCCTACAATAACTCTAGATGATGTTTACTACACTACTCACAGCTTGCCTTCGGGCATAGCTTTGACTGCGGAGTATAATTCCCTAATTAATAAAATGCTAACGGCATATATCTATTATATTCTACACAAACAACAATTTGGATTCTCACCAACATTAGCAAAATTCATGGCTTCGGTCAGGGATGATGTATATGGAGATGACAAACTTGTGTCAACAAATGCTGAAACTGCAAAGTGGTTTAATGGAAAGACTTTTGAGTCAGTTGCGAATGTTTTGGGGTTGGATTTTACGCCTGCTTCCAAAGGTGCGTGGACTTACACTACGCAAAGCATTGAAAAATGCACATTTCTTAAACGTGGCTTTCTCTTTAATGATTTCTTGCAAACCATAGCTGCACCATTGGATATGAAGACAATTACCTCTACCTTGAACTATGTTAAAGATGCTAGTAGATGTGATGAATTGACGACCGTGAAACTCTTGAATTTTCAACGAGAGTTGTTCTTGCACGGTTCTGAAGTTTATTAC